GTATAAAGTAATGTTGTATTTGTTAGCTGTTGTTGCTGAATACAAAAAGTTAGTAATAACATTATATTGTAAGGCTAAACCGTCAAAGGGTGAGTAGTATCCCAAATCGTTGAACGTCTCGGTAAATACTACAGGAATTGTTAGACCTGTAAGTAAACTTGAACCGTTAGTCCCTCCACTTAAAATTTCAGACATACCTGAGTATACTCCAAAAGTATTTCCACTTAGGGTCTCTTGTATGATATCACTACTAAGAACTTCAGGTGATATTTTTATATATTGACTATCAGAAATCATGATGGGTTTACATATTCGTACCAGTTTATTGGATTTGTTGGTGTTCCAACTCTTGTTAAATTACCTTGTTCGTCTTCAGAATAAATCACATATTCATAAGTATTGTAATCTAACTGGCACTTATAATAAAATTTATAATCTTTATTAAAATTATATTTGTCAGGAAGTACCCCCTGACATTGATTCATCATTCTTGTGAATTCACCTGTCTTTGCGTTGAAAAACTTTGCACTCATGTAAAACTCACTTATGTCTAAATAATCGGTATTTTTTAACCAATAAATAAAAAACCCTTCCTTATCACCAATGTAATCGAGTTGGTATTGTGGTTTGTTAATATCAACTTGCACAAAATTGTTTGTCCCTTCTAATGTTGCAGTTTCTTTACCACCTTGTTGTGTTGGAATAATAACTGTAAAATAGTTTTTTTGATTCTCTGAAGATTTATTATCGTAAAAATCTAATTTGAAAAAACTATTAACAAAGGAATTGGCGTAATAATACACTTCATCAGGAGTAAATCCAGCATCTTGATAAGATGTATCCCATTCGTCACAACTTGTTGTTGCCGTTAACCTGATAGAGTTATCAAAAAAATGAAAGTTATAATTGATATCTGTCTTTGTTTGATTTTCATCCCAAAACGAGTGTGGAAATCTAGTGACTTCAAAATCTTGAGCAGGATTAATAACTTGATTTATCGCATAATCTTCGTACTCAACAAAACCTTGTTCTTTACCTAAATTGTCAAAGTCCAATTTAATAGGTATATTAATTTGTTGTGTATTTGGTGATATGGTAATACGATAGTTATTATTCACAATTATCAATTATTGGTAAATTTATCTGTTGATAATAAATACCCTCAGTGTTTCTTAGTATTGGTGTTTGTAAGAAAAGAATTTCTTTAAACGGATAATGTGAATTATTTATAAATGGATTATCGACACCCACACCATCTCCATCAACAAAACCGTAAGGATATAAATCCCTCCATCTCCATTGATTATCATTTTCTGAGTAGTATGAATAATCGGGCACATTATCAATCTCATTCTTGTTACCATTCTCAATGTAATCTGAAAAAGCCCTTATAGGAATCTGATAATGTGGTTTATAAGCATAACCTGAAGGATTCGTTAAAGTACTATTGTTTTCAAAAATTGACGGATTAAAACTATATTTGTGATATAGTGGTGATAACACACTTTCTTTTTGTTCGTAATCATTCCACTCACAGATATCTCCTTTTATTACATGACCCGTTAATAGGGTTTTATTATAATAAAACGTGTTTGCACCGATGGTATAAGAATCAAAAGGTATGTTATCTTTATTATCTGAAGATGCATGATTCCACCAATTATCTTCACTTGATTCATCAAAGTTAAATTCCCAACCAATATCTATCGCACTACTATCATTAAAGACATCGTTAGGTTTATTAAACCAACCCATATATCCTTTATTAATAATTGTTACAAATAAGTCCGTTATTGGTTTTGAATTATTATCTTTTAATCCTGTAATATTAATATCTTTATCAAATGAAAAGGTAAAAACTTGATTACCTTGTTTATATGATATTCTCTGTATTTTATTTGGCGTTAGTCCACTATATTCTAATTTTCTTCTAGTGGTAAATGACGTATTTTCAAAACCACCCTTAGTTAAATCAACTTCATCACCATCCGTTAGTAATTTATGAAGTCTAACATAATACTTTGAGGTTGTCTCACCTGTATTATTGATGTCAATAATTCGTTTAAATGTCCCTACAGTATCGTCAGTAAAGTTAGCGTTACCATACCCAATATTATATAATGAAAAAACTCTTTCTTCTGAGTCGTAATATTCATCACCTAATGAATAAACAGGAAAAGTATCTTTTCCGTTGACTGAAAAACTTAATTTAACATAATCTCCAACTCTAAGATTGTGTCTCATACTACAATAAAAAGTAATTAAAGGTTTTCCATTAAAAATTGTATTTTGTATAACAAATGGTATTCCTTCCGAAACCTCACTAATACCAGTATTAACTCCAAATCTAGAACTTGTATAACTTATCTTTTGTGTGGTATCACTACTAAAAGGATAACTTAAATAAACATTCCAATTATACGTTGATGAACTTTTAGGTATGAATGTAGTGTGACCTGTTATACCTTCTTCTCTTACAAAGGTAAACTCTTTATATTGAGGATAACCTTTCCATACATTGTTATTAACTGAAGTCTCAGGTTGTAAATAGTATAAATCGTTAAGAAACGGACCATAAGTAGTTTTTCCACTAACACTATTATTAATTATGTTTGTGATTTTTCCAGCAACTCTAATTCGATTACTATCTTGTCTTTCTTTATCAAACCTTTGAGCTAAATTAAGAAGTACCGTTCTGTCTCCTTGAGTATAATTCTGTTGAGTTGATTTAAAAGGAACCTGAATAAATAACTCTTTATCAGAATTACCTTTAAATCTTTTAGACCCCGGTATGTATATTATTTCGTTTTGATTACCCATTATCCCTCAATTAAATATTTTGATATAAATCTATTCATGGCAGATTTTCCTCTTCTCAATCCAAAGTAAAAATGGAATGGTGCCCCGACTAAAAATTTAGATGGTTGATTTTGAGGGTAGTTAGAACTTACATTTCCACTACCATCTCTATTATAGATGTAACCAAGTTTGTCACCACTACTTGGTTTAAAGTAAGGTGAACTATCAAAATCAAGAGTTTGGTATTTTGATGAAAACAATTTACCATTATTTAAATCAGTGTCCCAAGTATTATCCTCATAACCAAATACATTATTTGTCGCGGGTGTTGGAGCTGAAAGTAAATCATCTCTCAAATAACTCCACTTATAAAAAGGAACTTCCTGTGTTTTAGGATAACCAAACTCAGTATATGTAGTTTTTCCTGGTGTTAATAGTTGTCTCAATTGAGTATCCCCCGTAAAAAATATTCCAAATATTGGTGTGTCAAATACCGTATCCTGACTTACAAAAATATTATCATCACTATAATTAGTACCTAAAAATGGTACAATACCGAACTCACTATTTATACTCCACATCTGAGCAACGTCACCATCAATTCTATCTCCACTTCTACTAAACATCGCATTTATTGAAGCGTCACCTAAACCTGTTAACTGACCTAAAAAGTTAGAGTTAGATAATCTTGATATGATAAACATATTTAAAAGGTCACTTGTATCACTGTAGGATGTAGACCTTAGAGTATCAACCAAATAACCCTCAAAATCGGGGTCAAAACATAAATCCTTTATAAATTGGTCTCTTGGTCCTAAATCCATCATAGTAGTTGGGAACCAAATATTTCTTTCATTTACTGCACCAAATGGGTTAATATTAATAATTGGTAGTTTGTATTTTTCCTGACCAACAAATCCTGTACCGTCAACATATCTAGTAGCTTTATAATAGAAATTGTTAGACTCATCATTGTAATATATCGGACCTTGGTCGTTTAATAAACTTTGAGGATTTCCACAGTATGTGTAATAACTAACTTCATTATCAGAATTGAATATTGCACCATTATAGAACGATGGCATATATAAAGTACCGTTTACCCAATTGTTTTGGAACATCTGAGCAAAAGCACCATTACATGCCGCATACATAACTCGATACCTAGCCATCCATTCTGTAAATAGGAAAACATCTCTACCAGATAGTAAACTACCTATTGGTATCTTAATAAGTCTATAACATCCATTTACGACATCTTTTTGATTTTTTATATCTTCATTCTTATCCTCATCAATAGTTAAATTAGTACCATACCCTTCATATGCACTTAAACGTACCATACCATCACATGACAATGAACCCGTTATTTGTGCAAATTTTGCAGTAGTATCACCTGTAAAATCTTGTGAACCGGTACCTCTAAAATTTGATGCTGAGTTAAAATCAGGTTTTACTGTTGTCTCACCCTCATCACTAATACCGTAGAAAGTAAAACTTTGATTTTGGTATAAAACATAACTATTGTTTTGGTAACCTTCAGTTTGGTCTGATGTTGGTAATCTATCACTCCTGAAAACAAGTCTGTCACTATTGTTAATATTTAACGATGATGTACCATCATAATAAACAGGACTATAAAGTCTACCTTCATTTATTTGTGAACTGGTCGGTGTAATATCTGATGAACTACCTTTATACATACCTAAGAGTGAGGCTCCTTCAACACATCCCTGATTTAAGAAAAAGTTTTTACTACTATCATTTATCACTCCATTAGGGTTAGTATAAGTACCAACATTATTATAAGGTTGGTCATTAGAATTAACTTTAAAACCTCCCTTAGATTTATCCATAGACGAATATCGTAACAACTCAGTTGTAGTAAACGCAGTGAATTTTGAACTATCAGGTGTAAACGTAAATGATGGGAAAAATAAATTAGAACCACTGTTATTTGTATTATTATTAACCGAATGTCTTTGTGGTGATTTAAAATCATTCACATAAATACTATTATCGTTTGGTTGAATAGGTATGTTAAGATAATAACTACCCTCAACCTTTACACCACCAAAAGTTTTACCGAATAAAATTGACAAATCATATTCAATGTTTTGTCTTTGTGTATGTGGGTCAACACCCCTGTTTAATAGAATGATTTCATAATCCCTATAATCAGGTATTTGTAATAGTGGTTGAACATAATATTGACCATTAATTTCTGCAGCATCATCTTCAACATAATCGTAATCATCTAAACTACCATTTCTATATCTTAATCTCTGACCATATCTAATAATATAGTTGTATAATATACTTTTACTACTTGTTTGCCATAATATGTCAGAATATTCTGAAACGGTACCGCCCGTTATAATTTGTAAGTATTCAACACCTGAAGGGAATTTGTAATATTTTTCTTCAGCTTCATTTGATAATATTTTAATGTTGGCAGTTTGAACTGTACCATTAGGTAAAATGTTCGTAATAGATTTAGTAATTAAATTGTTATTATCATATAATGATGTACCTGTAATTGAAGTATTTCCGAATTGGTTTACTGTACCGCCAGTAACATTTTTATCCGATAGTTTATTTATATCACTAAAAGTTACTAATTTACCCGCACCAAAAGTATTAAAAGTACCTGGGTCACAAAGTAAAACCATAACATTATCATATAACGGGTCTGAAGGTTGAACTTGATTAGTACCAGGTTTATTATTTTTAACGGTTGTTTTAATTATGTTTGCTTCACTATTTTGGCTTACAAACGCACTATTTCTGAAATATCTTTCTCTCTGATTTAATAAATTTAATTTTTGTGGGAATGACGGGTCCATACTATAACCACGTTTACCACTACCTAAATCATATACTGGTACTCTTTCATTATTATTTACCTCATTACCTGATAATAACCATCTTAAATTTTTATTTAACTCATCACTATCGTCTGGTGTAAAATCACCATAATAACCCCTATCGTTAACATTGGCAATTAAAGATAAATTAGCACCTAATTGTGAATTTGTCGAATCCTCAATATCATTATATGTTGTTTCACAATTACAATTTTCACAATCAGGATAAGATATCATTGGTAGATTAAGTGTTGGTAATGATATATTTTCACCAACGTTTACATTAAACCATCTTAATATTGTTTTAATTGCATTTACAAGACCTATAATAATACTGTAAATTAAATATACTATGTGTAAAACTATGATTAGAGGTATAAAGAGTGCTCTGACAATAAACATCAATACATCAAATAATATTAGATTACCTGAATTTTGTTCACCGTCATTGACAGGGAATTTATTCACACTGTTTTTACATAGTGAGTCATCAATGTTTTTAATACCTAAGTGTCTTTTATCACCAAAACCAAATTTAAATCTATCGACATTTGATGATATCGTATAAACCTTATTGTAGTGAAACTCATAGAATCGGTCTTCACAATTAATTGCTTCTGCAATCATTTTCTCACCTAATGTTGATATCACACCGTTAAATGTTTTATCAGCATAATCGTCCCAATTTAATGAGAAGGCATAGGACGCTTCGGTGTCAACACCACTTCCATAATATTCTTTAATATTAGGTACTAAGTAATTTGCCCTTTGTACCTCATTTTGAAGACCCCCTTCGTTTTGCCACTTTATTTTAAAACGATACTTACCTTTTGTTGGTATACCCACTGAAGGGTCATTAGATAGTACCTCTTCACCAAACTCATTGGTTATTACGTAATCCATGTTCATCGGTACTTCAACTAACCACGTACCTTCAGAATCGATTACGTTACCCCCATTTTCTAATTTATGTTCTTCAAGAACAGGGTATCCCTCAGAATCAACACCAATGGTTTGCCTTATTGCCAATATTTGACCAGGTCCTGTCGTTAATTCACACAACCTTCCTGTACTATTTTTAGTTCTACAATTTTCCTTAAGTGAATCATCATCAGGGTTAGAAAATATTGAACCCATAAAAATAGAGTGTGGTTGTATGTCTACACCATAATCTCTCAAATCAAAGTCAACTCGTGTTATACCAATACTACATAAGTCTTCTTGACCCCAAAAAGATGCAACTTCAACATCTTTAATACCATTAATAATTTGTGGTAATGTCGCTAAATCTGTAGACGCTCTAAATTGCTGACCCGCAACTTGACCATCTGTGGCTAATCCCATTCTGATTAAATCAGAAGGTCTTTGTGAAAAACAACCCATGTCTGAAAGGTCTAAATCCATGACAACTTTTTGTATACCAAGAGGTACACCAATTATCATAAAGTCACCCGACTCATTTGTTTTAACCGTATATTTGTAATACTTTTCGTATACTTCTAATACTTCTTGTCTTGTTAAAATGTCATTTTCTGTTGGAAAAGTTCCTGTCGGTGTGTGACCACCATATGTTTGTTCATACGGTAAAAGATTGTAACGATACCCATCTTCATTTTTTTGTGCTAAATTTCTATAAGGATATAAAGTAGATATAATAGGGTCATTTACATCTATATCATCTAACGGCACAAATACCGATACTTTTGCGTTTGGAACCCCATAACCCCCATTTGTGATAACACGACCTACAACAACACCATAATCCGCACAGAATCTTGTGTATACATCTTCTTGTCTTAACTTTAAAGATAATACCTCAATAAAATCAAAATCTTGTGAAACTTCAACTTTAATATTTTGGTCAACACCTGGTTGGGTTCGTATTCTGTATGATTTGGGCATATGTGAGTTTTAAGATAAATATTTACCTATCCAATTTTAAAAATAAAACTTGTTTCGTGTATGTAAACTATCTTATGAGAAAGATACACCCTTCAAGTCTTTTACTCTTACCGATATGTCTTTATTGGGGAATCTGACTTGATATATTTGATTTGGTTCTGCGAAAATAGTATCATCTATAATCTGAATTTGTTTGGTTGCAGAATCTGAATATCTTTGTGATGTTTGAGAAGATGAATACTCGCCACCTGTTTTGTTAAAGATTGTAATATCGGATAAGGAAACAACACCTGAAATATCTTGAACTATTCTTCTAACTTCAGAAACGTTTAAGTTTTGACCTAACTCTCTCGTTCTTGAACTCATGTACTGTGAAATCTGATTAATAATTTCCGTTATCACCTGACCCTGATTTTGTGTTGATTCAAATACAACTGACAAATCAAAACTCAAATCAATAACTTGAGCACTTGTAATCTCAACGTAGTCATTAATCATCCTGTAATTAGACAAATATGTGGCAACATTATTTTTTAAGGTATTCGATAAAACCTCAGTTAATTGTCCTTCAGCATTATACGCCAACATTTGAACAATTATTTTATTATTTTGTTCTGTGATACCTACTTTTGCTGGTGCACCAAATTTACCAGGCATCGTACTGATTAAACTTTGGTAGTCGTTAATAGTCACTGCTCTTTTTTGTGCTGAGAAGTTAAATCCAACCATATTCCTAACTTCTTCTGTGGTCGGTTGATTTGCACCACCAATCGCAGCCGTTACGTTATTTACAGTCAAGGAATTATTTACAGTTTGATTTATATTATCTGACGGACCATTTACTGAGAAATTAATAGTACCCAAAGAGTTAATTGCATTAACACCAATATTAGACACAGTTCCACCACCAATTCTATATTGTATAAATAATGTAGTATTAGGTGTAACTGTAAGACCTAAACCAATATTATTTTGATAGTCTTGAATTCTCATAGGAACACCTGTCTGTGCAAATTCCGCCAATTGTTGGTCAGGTGTTGTCGTTCCACCACCAAAAGTCATTTTCAAGAAACCTTCAGGTGTGTATTCAGATATAAATCTATTATCAGTTTCTAACCATCTACCCACTTTAACTCCCGTTGAGTCTGTAGGTTTTGTTGGGTCTTCAATGAATACTTTAGATTCGGCTAACGCATCAACCTCATACCACTTATTTGGTGAACTTATAAATTCAGAATAGGTTGGTGTTGATTGGTAATTTGTACCATCTTTTTGTATTACAGATGTGATACCTAAAACGTTTCTTTCTGGTAGGAATATTTCATAAAATGGTGTCACATCACTTGGATTAATAACCTGTTTAAAAACTTTGGTTATACCATTAACCACCGTTTCTCTTTTAGTAATGGTGTAATTTATTAATCTGTTGTTTGAATCAAAATTAGGTATTTTAATTCTATTAGGAAATCCACTATTGTTATATGGTGATGAGAAATCAATGTCGTATACATTTTCAAATGTTTGACCTCCACCAACAACCTGTGAACCGGCTCTTAATATTCCCAAATATCTAGCATCTTCTTTATCACCAAAAGCTGGAACCGTGATTGAAAAGTCAACCATCGATATTGAAGGTCTATAACCCGGTATCTTTAATCCATAAGTCCTGGCTATGTTATATACTGAAGAACGTTGTTGTGCATATTGTAAAACCGTTTCTTGTATACTACGGTCCATATGATAATGAAGGTTATCACCAATGGCTGCGTTAAGGTCTAAGAAAACAGAAAATACAGAAGCGTCATTAAAGTTATCAATGAGTTCAGGATAGTATTGTCGTGTATAATTTATAAGGTCCTGTCTTAGTCCCTCAAAATCTCTTTCAGTATAAGATATTTTTTTATTTGCCATATATTATTAAATATTGATAATTATAAAATCTCTTGATTCGAATGCCTTATCATCAACACTATAATCAATTCTTAATTTTGCAGTATATTCTTCCGTACCCTTACCAGGTATTTTGTATACTGCACCACCCAACTTCTCATAATTTAACTCACCTTGAGCTTCTAAATCATCAATGTACGGTGTGAGTGTGATATCTTTTATTGTAAGATTTGGAATGAATTTATCTACCGCTTCTCTTATATCAGACTTAATGGCTTCAAATGTTGGACCATCCATTGGTTCAAAAATAAATTCATAAATTCTCGTACCAAAATCAGGTAAATAATATCTTGTACCTTTCCTTGTAAGTATTAAATGCAATAAGTCAGTTCTTATCTCCTCAACACTACTTTGTGAAAGTGATAAGTACTTCCCTTGTAAACTATCCCTAAAAGGGAAATTTATACCATATGTAAAACCATCAGCCATTACTCATAAATATATTAGTATAGTAAATTATAAAAAAAAGAGGACCGAAGTCCTCTTTATCTCAAATTATTGTTATTTTAAACAATTTTTCATTTTAATTATCCCTCACACGCTACACACTGAAGGTCGTTCAGGTTAAGTTTTTTTCTTGCGAAAGCCTGAGCTGAGTTCATTGAGTGTTGGTAGTATAGAGTTTTGACTCCTAATTTCCAAGAATCAATAAGTAACTTGTTAACATCTCTTGTTGGCATATCAGGTGAAATCATCAAGTTCAACGATTGAGATTGGTCAATAAAATCTTGACGAACCGCAGCTTGGTTGATGATAGACGATTGATTAATTTCAGCAAATGTTCTGAAAACATCTTTTTGTTCGTCAGACAAGAAATCCAAATGTTGAACTGAGCCATCTTGTTTTTTGATACTGTTCCACACCTCTTTAGTGTCTTTACCCATTTCTTCCAATAAAGTTTTTAACACAGGATTCTTAATTGTCACTTTCATTTTTGCAACATCTTTAACGTAACAGTTAGACCAAATTGGTTCGATTGATTGTGATACCTGACCTAAAATAAATGCTGATGATGTTGTCGGTGCAATTGCATTCAACGTAACATTTCTTCTACCATAACCAACTAAAGTTTCTGGTTCACCAAACATTTTAGCCAATTCTTCAGACGCTTTGTATGACTTGTCTTTAATCAATTTGAATACCTCAACATTAAGTTTTGCAGTCTCACGAGTATCAAATGGTAACCCTTTAGACTGTAGGAATGAATGCCATCCCAACACACCTAAACCCAATGCTCTTTGTCTCTTAGCGAAGTTGTATGCTTTCTCCAAATAGAAGAATGCTCTTTTACCTTCGATAGTTCCAACATCTCTAATGTCTTCAATCTTGGTTAAAAATTCTGTTACAACCGCATCTAAGAACATTACCATAGTCTCAACAGCATCTGTGTCTTTCCATTCATCATAGTGAAGTACATTCATTGATGATAATACACAAACAAACGACTCTTCTTCTGAGTTATGAAGTGCAATTTCAGAACAAAGATTAGAATTATAAATCTTCATGTCTTTGTCACGATATACTTCAGGTGCTTTATTGTTCATGGTATCATGGAACATAATATATGGGTAACCAATTTCACCACGTCTTTGAATTACTTTAGCCCATATCGCTCTTTTTTCTTCATCACCCGCAATCATTTCTTCCATAAACTTATCAGTAACAGTTACTGCGTGTGTCAAGTCCTGAATAGTTGCACCCTCTGTTCCAATTTCTAAGAACTCCATAATGTCAGGGTGTTCAACGGGTAGGTAAGGTGAAAAACGACCTCTACGAGTTGAACCTTGTGAGATGTTGTCTACAACACTTTGAAATAAGTTCATGAAGTGAACTGAACCTGGAGCATGTCCATTATCAGTAATTTCAGCACCTCTTTCTCGGATGTTACCAAAATACCCTGAAGTACCTCCACCCATTTTACTCATTTCACCAACCTCAGCCTGTGTGTAAAGTATCGATTCAATATTGTCACCAATATTAGAACCAAAACAACTTACAGGTAGTCCTCTTTTTTTACCAAAGTTGGCCCATACAGGTGAAGATAGTGAATACCACCCTTTACCCATATATTCATAGAATTTATCCGCAAACCCTTCTATTCCTAATAATTTTTCAGCATGTTCTGCTATTGTTCTAATTCTCTCTAAAGGTTCTTCACCCTCACTAAGATAACCTCTTTGGAGGAATGTAATGGATTCTTCGTTAATCCAATCAAATGCTTCTCTTTTGTTCATATTCTTTTTCTATTTTTAAAATAAGTCATTCATTGTTATTGACTTACTTTTCTTACTGTAATTAATACTTCTCTTGTTAAAGAAATCTGTGTGTTTTGTTGTCAAAATTTCATCATCAAACCACTCAGTTGTTTCTAATAATTTTTCATCCACATGGAAGATACTGTCAATGCCAATGGAGTTTAAAGATAAATTAAAACGATGTTTAATAAACTCCAAAGTTTGTGATTTTGTTAAGAAATCTAAATCACCTTCTTCAAAAATCCAATCAATGATGTCTGACTCAGCACTAAACGCTTCAACAGTAGCATCGATTAAATCTTGAACTAACTCTTCTGTCCACCATGATGGGTTTTCTTTTTTGATTAGGTTTACCAAATCAAATCCAAACTCAGCATGAATGTTCTCCTCTTTTGACGTTGCTTCAACCGCGTTACTCATTCCTTTCAACATGTTCTTGTGTTTGTTAAACGACATAATAACTAAGAACTGTGAGAACAATGAAACGTTTTCAACAAACATTGAGAACAATACTACCGATTCAAAGTAATCTTTATTTTCAACCGATTTAGAGGATGAAATAGATTTCTCTAAATACTTAATTCTTTTTCTGATTGCCGGTACTTCCATTAGATTTTCAAACTCACTATTCAGACCTAACACCTGAATTAAGTTTGAATATGCATCTGCGTGTCTAACTTCTGATTCTGCAAATGTTGCTCCCACATTACCAATTTCAGGTTTTGGCATTCTCTTATAGATGTCACCCCAAAAGGTCTTAACCGCAATCTCAATTTGTGAAATCGCCAACATCGCTCTTTGAACTGCCGTTTGTTCAGCATCATTTAAGTGTACCTTAAAATCTTGAATATCTGAAGTAAAATTAAACTCAGTGTGTACCCAATATGAGTGTCTAATAGCATCGACATATTCACTCAATTGTGGATATTCATAAGGTTTTAAGTTTACTCTTTTAGAGAAAATGTTTGGTTTTTGTTTCGAACGATAGATGATATATTCTCTAGCAACATCGTTTAAACCATTATCCATAAGTTTGTTTTCAACCATTTCATGAATTTCATCAACGTGAGGTATTTTATCCTTATCTTCTCTGAATAAACTTTTTCTAGTAATTCTTGCAATTCTTTCTGCCGACTCATCATCAACAACATCAATACTTTTCATTGCCTTAATTACCGCATTTTTTATTTTTTCTTCTTCAAATAAGACTTTTTCTCCACTTCTTTTGATTACAAAACGTGCGTCTTTTTCTTCTAAATTTAACATAATATCCATAGTTTTTGTTTATTTATTTTGGTTTTCAACTTTTCGTCTGTCAAGTAGTTGTTTGATTCTCTCACGGTTTCTTTCTTCTTTTTGTTCTTCCAAACCTAAGAAGGTAACACTCTGTTCAGTATCAATCTCAAGTAACTCGTTATCGAACTTACAATTTTCAAATACAATACCATCTTTACCGATTCTTGATTTTGTAATTGCAATCGTTGCCAAGTTCATTTCTTTTTGTTGTAATGACTTAGCCACCGATATGATTACGTGACCTACTTGTGCTTTTTTGATTGAACCTCCCATTTGGTCCGTTGTTACAACGTCTGACGAGATTGATGAACGGTTACCCTGAGTTGCGGTCCAACCGGCTAAATCAAGTTCATGACACATCGCTTCAAAACCTCTCATAACTGAACCCTCACTTTTCCATTCATCACCCAAATTCTTATCAGGCATGATACAGTCAATATAATCTAACACTACCATGTCGATTTTGTTTCCCTCAGCAATCATTTTTCTAATTTGATTTTTTACCTGACTCATAGTTAGAGTATCTGAAGGTAATTTTTTAAGGGTTAACCTATTAGGTGTTCTCTCTTGGATGTCTCTCACTCTATTCATAACCTCTTCTCTATGTGCAGACAAGTTGTCAGGAGCAATACCAGTCCACATTGTGAAATGTTTTCTTTGAATAATCTTTGGGTTATCCTCAAAAAACACTTGTAGTACGTTATAACCCAAGTTGAATCCGTGATTTGCAATCTTACTTAATACTGTAGTTTTACCCACACCAGTTGGTGCCAATATAACACCAATCTCACCCTTCGCCAAACCACCTTTTAGACAGTTATCGATA